ACAGCCCGTAATTTTACAGAGCCACGTCACAAAATCGAAGTAATACTCCTTCGGGCACATTGCGTTCAATTCTTGTCGTGTTACACCGAGTTTTCGGCAAGCAATCTTTATCAACGCTTCCTGATGCGACGGTATGGCGTAGGCAACTTTGCCGCTTTCACCGATAATCACTTCGAGGTAGTTGACGTAGGTTTTCTTGTGCTGTTCGACATCGAACACGCTGTATATCGAATACTTTTCACTCATATCATTTCGCTCCGATACCTGCCGGGAGGAGCTTATTCAAAAGCCCTTCGTACAGGTTCTTGTAAGTATCACGTTCACAACGAACTGCAATAAGTTCAGCTTTATCTTCAGGCGTAGGCGAGTTCTGCGTAGCGGGGGGGGTGGTAACTGCTTCTTTTTCAGGGAACGGATTGTACTGCTCGTACTCGTCATCCAGACCGAGAGAGATGCGGATTGCCGTATTGATACGGGACATTTCATCTTCGGTGCAGCTTCCGATGTAATCACCGAGTCTCTGCTTGTCAACGGTCGTTACCTGCTCACAGAGGACCGTGCTGATGACCGTTGTGCTCCTGATTGTGCAATGGGTAGGCAGGTCTTCCTTGGGCTTCGTTGTGCAATACACGATTTCAACCGTTGGGCTGTGTTCATTGTTCTTATCGTTGGATACCACTACGGCGGGTCTGCCTGAGCTCTGTTCGCTCCCGGTGGTGTCTCCGTATTTCGTGACATAGAAAATGTCGCCTCTCATAATCTTGTATTCGCTCATTCTATCATATCCTTTCATATCGGCTCATATTTTGCGTTTTTAGCGACTTTTGTTTCGGGTATGGAGTTATTAGGTCAAGTCCCGAAACCGTTTGCTATGGTCTTTTATTTTAATTCTACGAGGGTTCTGTGGTCGAACCTTCCGTTGATGACGTTTTCGTTCTCTGCTTTCTCTGCATCGGTGCTCCACCAATACGGGTCAAGCCCTCTCTTTCGGCGGTCCTGATGCCATTTGTGGTAAACCTTCATATCTCGTTCGTCAATGCTGTATCCGCAACCGCCTGATGTGCGGTCGTGAATGAGCAACGGTCTCGGATAGCCGTTCTTCCTTGCACGAAGAACCTCGTATTCGCCCTTTGGTGTTTCAAGGGTCCAACCGCTACGTTTCAGGAACAGAGCAAGGTCGGTCAGTAGTCCGTGATGTACTGCGGTTCTGTTTTTCATCGTTCTGTCTCCTTTGCAACAACGGGCTTTGCGTGGATTGTAACGCTTCCTCCCAAGTTGTCGATGCCGATGACCTCGAACTTAAACCAAGGTGGGGCACCCTTATATTTTCTGTCGTCAAAGTCACCACGTTTTCCGCCAATCCTACGGCCGTCTTTTGCGTATGCGGGTTTTAGGTGTCCGAAAATCGTTGACTTTTCTCCGATAGTGCGGTTCTTTTCATCCACAACGGAATACCTCGGCATCATCGGGTCAAGGTCAGCAACGAGAATTTTCTTCTTCTCGTTCACCTTGTCATACAGGGCTGTTATCGTACCCTGTGCACGGAGCATATAGTCTGCCGCTACCGGAAACATTTTCCTTACCGGATGCAGCCAAGCGTTCAGGGAGTTACAGAGCCCGAAGACCGTGTTTTCATCAAGTTTAATCTTCATCTGCAACACCTCCTAAAATGCGAACGGCTTTTTAATCGTTACTTCATATCCTCTCATAACGAGGATATAACAGTCATTGAACTCCTGCTCGTCAATACCTTTGGCGTAATTGTATCCGCCAATCCAAGCTCTCAACTGAGCTTCTTCGAGATTGCCGTTGCAGGTGGAGGAATGCGTAAAGTAATAATTCAACCACTCGCACCACTTGTCGAGGTAGTAAAACAGTTGCATCTCCGCCTTCGTGCTTTCTCCTATGTAGTTGAAAACATCCTGACTGTCGAGAAGCAGGTTGTTTGTGCCTTTTTCGTGGTGCAGGTCAAGCAAAATCTTCTTTTTCATTGCTTCACCTCCGGCTCGAAGTTCATCCAGAGCGTTTCGGTACGATGCAGTCCCATTTGCACGGTTGTCGGCTTCTGCACTCTGTACCAATCACGGAGCATCGAGTCGTACAGTTCCGACTCGTATCCGCTGATGATGACCTTCGATTTCGATGCAAGGAGAACCTGCAACAGTTCGATGTGCTGCTCTTCGGTCATTTCGTGATGATACATATTCTTCTTGCGAAGCGACTGCAAGTAGGGCGGGTCGCAGTAAATCAAGGTGTCGGGACTGTTGTATCTCTCACACAGCTTGATAGCATCTATGCACTCAATCTGTGCGTTCTTCAGGCGTTCACAACACTCCAAAATTGTATCGGGCAGATAGTTCCATACGGTAGCCACTCTCGGACCGCCGTAGGTCTGCACGTTTCTCCAAGATTTCTTACTGCTGTTGGTAGTGCCGAAGGACTGATGATAGCGGACGAGGGTTCTCCTCGCTCTCTCAACCTTATCAGCTACGGTCAGGTCATAGCAGTTCTCGAACTCCTTGCGAGAAAACGGTGTCATTCGCATCTTTGCGGCGAGTTCTTCCGGGTGCTCTCTGCAAACCTCGAACAGATTGACGATGTTCTCGTCGATGTCATTTATCGTTTCTATGTATGAGGGCTGTTTCTTGAAGAATACGGCTCCGCTCCCGAAGAACGGTTCGCAGTAAACCTTGTGTTCCGGTATGTAGCCAAGTATCCAGTCAGCAACCTTCCACTTCGCTCCGGGGTATTTCAGTATTGCTTTCACCGTCTTCTACCTCGCTTTCTTTCTTTTTACTCGGCAGATACGACTGATGAAAAAATCGTCTTGCCTGAGATTTATCTACGAACTCACCCAAACAATGCAGTTTGTAGAGTTTGCCATTGCGTTTCCGCAGTTCGTTATATTCGTCTTGGTTCAGGACGGTTCCTAACTCTTCGTCCTTCAGGTAAAAATAAGGCATCTCGGACCTCCTTAAATATCGACTTCGTATGACGGGAAAACGATAACGAGCTTCGTTCCGTACTTTTCATTGTGCGTTTCTACGACTCTTTCGACAAATTCATCAAAAGTCTCGTCGTCGGGTTCGTTCTCGATGCAATCGCCAACCGTCTTTTTGATGCGAACTACATCTCCCTGTGTGAAATCATCTTCTTTGCAAAGCACGCAACTGACCGTGTTTCCTAATTCGTCTGTCTGGAACGGTCTTCTCAACTTGATAAAATCCATTACTTTTCAACCTCCTCTGCGATTGCATAGAATATGCAACCAGTTTCTCCGATGCACCCTGCGGCCATTCTAAACGACCAGTTCTGGAACCAACCACGGTGCGTAATCTTATCGTGCCAATACACGAACTCCTGACGGGCAAGCTCGTCAAGACTGAGGATATGACCGCCTTTGCGATACTTCTTTTTCGGAGGAACCTTTGTCGTTCCGGTGTCGATGTATCGGTCGAGAGCGGACAATGCTCGTTTCAGGGCTTTCTTTACTTCTTCGGGGTTCTTGCCCTGCGTATAGAACCCTTCAATCTCTCCGGGTTCGTCTTCTTTGCCGTCAGGACGGATGGCTATGGAGTACCATTCATCCTCGCAGTCTCCACGTTCGCCCCAAACGACCACGACATACCATTGATTTCTCCAAACGATTGCAACCTCGGCGTTGAAATCTTCCCAAGCGACGTACTCCTTATCGAGCATAACGCTGTTGATTTCGTCCAAGACGACCTCGTAGATGTTCTGCAACTGCTGTTCTCGCACCTTTGCTGCCGAATAGCGTTTATACATCTTTCTTTTCGCCCTCCTTCGAGCCCAATCCCCTCCAGAGATAGTCGTATTCATCGTGGGCCTGTTTCATTTCATCAATAGTCAGTTCGATTTCGACCTCCTGACCGACTTTCTTGTATCCTTCCTTGTGATAAACAGTTCTCTTAATCTTCATCGGGAACCTCCACATCGTAATCGACGTATCCGCCGTCGTAGTAGAGGATGCCTTGCTTGATTTCCGCCTCTTCGACCATTTCGGGATTGTCGATGCTGTCGAGATAATTCAAAGCGGCTTCCTGAGTGTTGAACTCGATAGCCCTGCCTTCGTCATCGACCGCAGGAGCTCCGGTAAATCTGTTCAGGATATGCCATTTCATAGGTCTTACTGCCATTTCGATACCTCCTTATCCGTAAATGATGTCGCCGAACAAAGCACATTGAACAATGCCGTCCGCACATTCTGCATCAATGTTGCAACAATCGACTTCACCGTTTTCCACGGCATTATATCTGTCGTAGCCCTTTTCGAGCCATACTTTGAAGCCTGTCAAGAACTTTTCGAGGTCAAGCTCGTATGTCTTGTCTTCTTCGCAATCGAAGAAAACAAGCGTACCGCCACGAGCGATTTCGTGAGATGCGTACTCCTGCCTCGGAACTCCTTTTACGTCAACACGGTTGCACCAGTATCGAGTACAACCACCTTCGAGGGAACCGACCATAATATCGTCCACATCTTCCTCTTTGAGTTGCACCTTTACCTGAATAGTCAAAGATACAGGAGCTCCGAGATAGTGCTGTGTCAACACCCAATCTTCGATTTCGAGCAAGCTCTCGCAACAATCAAGGTTGGATGCCTGACCCTCTTTGTAACATTCGTGGGACGGGTCATCCCAAATCTTGCCGCCAGTTCCGAGGAATGCTCCCCAATAACTTTCATTGGAGTCGTTGACCTGTTTTGCGAGGCGGTCTGCTTCATCCTTGTCGATGTCGTAGGTGCAAACAGAGCCCGCATCGTTGTAGCCGAAAATGTAGATTTCTGCCTGACGGCTATACAGGTCGTTGCCGTCATTGATAAAATCGAGCATCTGCTGTGCTGAGTTAAATTTCACCTTTCAACACCCCCTGACAGAAATCTTCCACCCATTCGGTGATGTCCGAATAGTACATAATCGAGACGTTTTCCGCCTCCGAGAAATAATCGTACAAAGCATCGACGACTGTATCGCCAAGCTCGATAAGGACCTTGATTTCCTCTTCATCCAAATCCTCGGTCGCACAGTCGCACAAATAACCGTGGATTTCATTCCTTGCGTTGATTTCGTATGCGTTGTTGAAAATCGACTCCTTGGTGTTCTTCAGCATCTTCTCTTCAAATGCTTCAAATCCGGCTGTCGCATTTTCACGCAATATTTCAGCATTGCTTCTTGCCATTTTCTTCATCCTCATTGACTTTCTCCTGCCTATATGCTATGATATTAGACAAGGCGTAGGCAGGTACGCCTCGTCTAATTCGTTTCCGACTAATCTGTGTCGGGTTCGGGTGTGTCAGGAGTTTCGGAGTTGGTAGCTGCGGGAACTCCTGACATTTCTTTTTCTAATGGTTCTGCTTTCGCTATGTAATCAATGCAATTCAAAATCTGGTCTGCTGTCATCCCTTGTAATTGCAACCAATGGGACAACCGAGATATTTGGACCACGCCCATTTCGGCATCACTCATTTCGTTTTCACCGCCTTCCTGCCTGCGATTTATTGTAGGAATAACCTACATCTTTATCTTACAATACCTACCGCCTAAGTCAATAGGTTTTTCAAAAATAATCAATGTTTCCGTTGATTTTTTCAAATCGAACAAAGTGCCTACAAGTGCCCGGCTTGTAGGCATTTTTCTGTGTTCAGCCAATGGGGAAAATCTGCTTTTCGGTAAGCATCCGGTCGAGCTCTCGCTGACGTGCCTCGTAGCATTTCTGCTCGTAATCGTCTGCACAGTTGTCATCGACAACCATAACATTGAACTTCTCGTTTCTGCTCGTGCAGTACACGGTTCCGACCGCTCCGTTCTCCATTACAATCGCAATGGTAGGAGTGGCTTCGTAATGCGTTTCGGCAACCAACATCGTCTGGCCGTTGATGCTCTGACTCTCGGCACGTAGCGTACCCTGAATAATCAGGAAAATCGTGCTCTCGATTTCTTTCTCCGAGCACCCCTCGTACAGATAGCCGAAATGTGGGCTTCCGCCTCCGTAGTAGTTCGCACACAAGGTCAGTTCATTGTCATCAAACCCGGTATCGACACGGCGGATGCCGTACCAACCCTCTGCACCCGAAGCAACCACTTCGGGTTCTGTCTTGCCGTCGTAGCCTTCGCTCAACACGGAGAAACAGACAGGGCTAAAATCTGTCTCTCCGGGCTTGTCTTTCAAAATCCTGCGGGCAATGGTTTCCGCCAACTCCTTGACGGTGCAGATGTACGTCTTATCCTGAACAATCATTTCTGTTCGACCTCCTGTTCAATCGAATAGAAGTCCTCGTCGCAGTCGAAGCATTGGCTTTCGTATTCGGGGTTATCGCTCGGAAATAGCGGAGCTCCGCACTTTTTGCAAGTGCCGATACTGCGGATAAACTCAGCGGACTCCATTTTCTCGTCGCCGTAGTTCTTATCAATGAGATACTGTACCGCCGCATCTTCCGAGGAGAACACCGCAACGTATCCGTCCTCGTTCTCGACGTATTCAAAGCCGTCTTTGAGTCTGGGGTCTCCGGGCAACTTAATTACATACTGAGGGCTGTTCATCTTTGGCACCGCCTTTCATAATAATCTTGATTTCCTTCGTGTCTTCGTCCAACTGCACGTAGCATTTGCAGTTCGGCTCTCCGCCTGCTTTTTCAACGAAGTCCGCAGGGATAAACAACCTGTTTTTCTGGTCCATTTTCCTCTCAACACATAGAACCATAGCCGCCTCCTTAATTCGTTTCGATTTCGGTCATCTTTCCGTCTTTGATAACGAATGTCATACTGTCGTTATCGACATAGACCTCTGTGCCGTTCTTGTTCTCGACAATCTGGATGTCAAGCATCGCATCGCCGTCAGGGACCTTGTGCTTCTTAATCTGCGACTCGACCAATGCCTTGCCGTCTTCTTTCAAAGATGCCACGTCCTTGTAGCCGTCCTTTTCAAACTCGATGCCCTCGGTCTTGGGGCCGAGCTTCTTGTCAACCTCGTACAGTTGGCAGATAACCTTGAATTTTCCTTTCATTGCAAAAACCTCACTTTCATATTTTCAGGGGCACTTATTCGTGCCATTCCTTTACAAGTTTTCCTTGCTGCTTGGCAAGGTCGTAGATGACCTCGGTTTCTTCCCAAACATAGTTATACAGGAAGTTTTCGAGGGTAGTCGGTTCGTTCTCGTTGTGCGAGAGCGAATTTTGAAGTGTGTTAAACATCCATTCCTTTTCGACGATGAACTTCTTGCAGTAATCATCATCTGTGTCCGGGAACGTATCGAGCGTAATATGTCCGGGCATATCTTCGGGGACGAACACCTTTGCGGACTCTTCCGAAAGGTAATCAGGCGGATAATATCGGATGTCGCCGCCTGAGTCAACTACGCATCCGTCCTCACGGAGATAGTATGAGTACAGCGAGTTCACTCCGTTGGTGAGCACTCCGTACTGTTCACTTGCGACCTTTTTGCTAATTCGTTTCAGCTTCATTTCACTCAAAATTCAAATCCCTCCGTTTCTATCAGTTCTCCGTCTTTCCAGACGAGCGGTTTCCCGAAGTAATCACTTATCTTGCCGTTTTCATCCTGACTCTTGGTATAATACTCACCACCGGGTTTCCAGTTCGGACAGTTCAAGGCAGTTCGGCCGCTGTATCTCAATTCGGAGAGGGGGCTTTCGTGTATGGTGCAATAGGGCATATCCTTGACGTATTCCGAGTCTCCGTAGTAGTCATCTCTAAAACCACCTTGAACTGCGTAATGGCATTTGTAACAGTTCTTACTGTCGGGGTTCTTCATACACTCCTGTTCGTGAGCGTATATCGTGGTGGCTCTCGCCGCTAACTTTCGGCAGTAGGTGCATTGGTATCGAACAACCTTTTTCATACCGCAGTCTCCTTTGCCAGACGTTCATCCGAGATGCCGTGGATTTCTTTGACGACCTCTCTCCAACAGGAACCGCTCATACCATAGACACTATCAAGCGAATGTCCGTCTCCACCGTCCGGGAGAGCCGAGCGGATAAATCGAATAGGCAACCTGACATCTTTTTCAAGCTGAATATCAAATATCGAGCCGCATCCGTCCCAAGGGTTATACAATCCAGTCTCGGCTTTCTTGTCGATAACGATGTATCCGCAATCGGGGTTCTTGGTAGCATCGTATTTGCGACCATTACGGTCCTGCAATCTTATGTATCGGTTCAGTTGGAGTAATTCTTCAAATGTCATTCTTGCAAGGATAGTCAGTACACAGATGCCGGACGAGTGGTTCGCCAATTCCTGCCGCAGACTTTGCAGATACCCCTTCGGGTCCTTGATGTCGCCCTTTTTCAATGCGTTATTCAACCGTGTCTTTGTGTAGCCCTGTTTCTTGGTGAGCCATACAATCGCCGCTTTGTCGTCAATCGTATCTTCAGGTCTGCCGTAGTAACAGGGATAAACCGAGTTCAGCGTGTGGTCGTAGTTGCCGTCTCCGGTATCGACCATAATGTTCACCTTAAACTCTTGTTTCAGGTAATGCTTTTCAGGCAGAGTAAAACAAACGATTTCTTTCAGGTAGTCATCTACTTCCTGTTCCTCTTCATCTGTCAACCCTTCCGGGAACAACCCTGTATCGTCATCCGTGAGAGCGGCTTTCACTTTGTCGGCAACCTCGCCCTCGTATTCGAGTTGAGCGTTCCAATACCATTCGTCCATTTTCTCCCAAAACCTCTGCATAGGGTCCTGAGCCGAGAGGATTTCGGAAGCATCTTTGTTGCTCATACTGTCACGGTAATCTGCGTAAATCTCCTGATAGAAAACGCCGTCTTCCTGTCGGTCGAAGTAGAACTCTCTGTCGAGAACGTCTGCGATAAACTCCTTTACCTGTTCTGTCATACCTGCTCTCCTTTCGGTTCCTCTTCGGGCATCTGTGGCGGTGTCGGTTCAGGGATTTCGTCGTAATGTTCATCCCACGTTGCCGGGTTCGTCGGGTCTCCACCGTCATATTCAAGTGCGAAATCTTCGAGCATCGCCTTTTTTGTCAGGAACACTTCGCCTGTCTCTCTGTTCATATAAATCATTTCCAAAATCTCCTTTCTGCATATCCGATTGGTAAATGTTCTATATACTTATCTTACAACACCTACCACCTAAGTCAAGGGGTTTTGCAGATATTTTTCAAAAGTTTTCAAAAATAATCGTTGCCGTTGATTACAGGCACTCTCGCTCGAACTTTTCGAGTGCTTCAGGCGAGTCGATGCGTGTCGCAAACAGATGTTGCTCCATTGTTTCGTGCCAATAGTAGCCGCCCGACCTCGCAATGTAAATCGGGTATGCTTCCGCAGGGAGTTCTTTCAGCTTGGCGAAGGTTTCGAGCTCCAACTGCCGTCTTTTCTCTTCAGGCATCTGTTCGCTCTCACCGTTCCCGGCATATCCGCTGCATTGCTGAACAAATCGGTCTTTGCGGTGGTTTCTGCTGTGCTTCATTGCTTGCTCGTAACTCATACCGCCCACCTCAAAGCAACGCTTTTACTTCTCGTTCGTATTCTTCTTTGGTCTGTCCTTTTCGGAGTCCGACCATAATCGTAGGTGGCGTTGGCATCACCTGTTCCGTTGGTCTCCAAAGATGCAAACAGTTCGACACATTATTGACGTAATCGCTCTTTGCCGGGTGATACTCAACGACTGTTTCGGTGTCATAGAAGAACATATCTTTCAAGGCACACATTTCGTCCCAAGTGGGAGTGTGGCTTTTCTTAAACGGGCTCACGCTGACGTGCTCCCAACCTCCGCCATTACTCCAAATCACCGAGCCGTACTCTTTGCCCGCCCGATACAAAACGCCCATACCGCCGTCTGCACCTGTTCTGCTAATCAGCAGGTTCGGTGTCTGTTTCAATTCTTCAAGCGTTTTCATTTGCATCCTCCTTTTCCACCTCTTTCTTGGAGAGCTCCGCCTTGATAACGCTCCAAGCGATAGCGATGTCAAGATGTTCACGGTCAACCATTTTGTTCGAGGGGTGAGGAATGCACCCGTCAAGAATTTCAATCGCTTTCTTCAGTTCCATAGTAACAACCTCCTCCGGTATTTCAAATTCTTTCAAATCTTCTGCGTAGTCCCAATGCCATTCACAGTTGCCGGGATGACTGCAACCGTAGCCGTCGTGTTCGGTACAGGTGTCGCATCCGCCTTTTTCGTACTGATACAAGGCACGGATAAATGCGAGTAGTCTGCTTTCATCAAACATCTTCGCTCAACTCCTCGCCACAAGCGGGACAATGCTTGGTATGAGGAACGCCGAGGGCTTTCAACGCTCCGGGATAAATCTTGTCGTTGCCCCGACAAGCGGGGCACCCGATAGGTCGTGCCACACACTCGCCGTTTACACAATGGTAATCGCCGGAGTCTGCACAGCCTTCGCAATCGTTTGTGCTATCGCCTCCGAGCGGACACTCATTCTCGCAAAATTCATCGTAACAAGCAGGTGTCATTCCTGCGAACTCCTCGCCCTGATGATTGAACGCCCATTCTACGAGGTAGTTCAGGTACGCCTTCCACTTATCGTCTTCGTCATCATCTGCGATGAAACAATCCTTCAGGAAGATGCCGCTCTGTTCGAGCCAACCAAACTCCTTTTCGAGATAGGGCACAGGGCCGTCGTCAATCTTTTCAAATGCGGTGTCGTCATCTACACCGATAATCGCTACAATCTTTCTTTCCATATCCGTTCTCCTTTCAGGTTCCTATGCTGTATCGCATACCGTCTTCGTCAACTCTGCAAATTTCGTCGCCTTCAATCTGCTCATACAGTTCGGCGTACACTTTCACGACATCCTCAACGGACAGACCGTGAATTTCGATGCTTGCAAACAGTTCTCCGATGCAGACATCCGATTTCTTGTACTCTTCCAGAACAAGCTCGACTGCCTGTTCTGTGCTTTCTACCTTGATAACTATCATATCGGTCTCCTTTCACATTCTGGCAAGTGTGAGGTTCCACGCATTGCCGAGTTCGTAATAACAACCGTACTTTGCGAAAATCTTGCTGAGGGCGGACTCAACTCCGCTCTCGTAATCATATCCGTATTCACCTGTACCGTTGATGCAGTCGTACAGAGGACCTTCAAAGGTCATCGTCAGGATGTCTCCTGCATATTCGGTGATTTTCTTCGGGTCTTTATCTTCCAGAACAATCAAGTGGTTCCGGTCATTGTATGCAAAATATGTACCGTCCGATGTGCTGAACGCCTTGCCGTTGAAATAGATAGTCGTATCAATCCAAATCTCCTTGGATAACAGCAACTCTCGCACTTCAATCGCCATTGCTTCTATCTGTTCCGGGGTCAATTTCTTTTCCATTATCTTCTCCTTTCATAGCCAATCGGCAACTCTTGGGCGTAAAGGGCTCTAAAATCGTTTTTAAGGGGTGGTATCGGTTCGGGGTAAAAGTGTATGACTTTTCGTTTTGGAACGAATGTCGGTCTTTTAGCGGGGTTCTACGGGGTATCTGCGGCTACTCTTATAAGTTCTTCGACTTCATCGAGTCTAACAGTCAGGTTCTTTGTCAACCACAGGTCAGTCGGGGTGTAGCCGGACGAGTATTCGTTCAGGACTTCCTTGTAGAAACCGTCCTTGACCGCCTGAGCCATTCCGTAGTCTGCCTTGCTTTCTCGCCAAGCATCAATCAACCTGACTCTGTGCTTCAACAACTGCTCAAAGGTCAGCAGCTTCGGGTTCACGGTGAGCAATTCTCTTGCTTTTGCTATGTTCATCTTACTCCTCCTGCAAATCCAAATGTGCCGATGCGATTTCACGTTTGCTATCGTGCCTGAGCTTCCTGTTCGCTCTGCGTTTTACGAAGCCAACATTATCAGCCGAGTTGTGAAAACCGTGAGCATCTGCGAAATCATAAGTACGGTCGAGCTCCTTTTCTCTTTTTACTGACTTTCTCATTTTAACCTCCTTAGTCGAAACAACTGAACTCCTTACATTCGTGGTCTTCTATGCGGGTGCTCCACATAAAGCCGGGCTCCCATTTCGCATCCTGTTCTGCTTTGATACGCTCGGCTTCCTTTCGGTCTTCCGAGCTACCAATCAGTTCGGTTCCGTAGGGGTTATCCATATACACGTAGAACATCTCGGCACCTCCTTATATGTCGAGACATTCAGGGCAATCGGTCTTTGGTTCTCCAATGACCGTTACGTTACCCTCGCATCTTACGGTCAACTCGCTTTCGTACTTGTATGCCTTTGCCGTGTACTCCTTGCCGTCGCATTGTACGACCAGTTCGAGTTCGTATCTGTATTCTTCCTCGTTGATGAACGAGCTTGTGCTGAGGACCTTGCCTTTGAAGTTCCTGACCGGGTGTCCGTAAATTCTGTGGCCGGGGTCGCTTACCAAGAAGCAATCACCCTTCTTGTATTTCGGCTCCGTGGTGTTTCTCCAAAGCAGGTGCTTCAACTGCTTTTTACCTGCAAATTCGGGGTCCTTCAACAACTCCTCGAATACCTTTACCTGTTCTTTTGTCATCATAACTTTTACCTCCTAAAATTCCGATAAACTCCTGTCATCAGGTATTGTTTATCTTTACTTTATCTTACAATAAACCGAAGCAAAAGTCAATGGTTTTACGGATTTATTTTCACGATTTACTAAAAATATTCGTTTTCGTTTATCCGAACAGGCGGTTACGAAGGGTGCGAAATCGGCGACCCTCTGCCGAGCATCGAGCCCAAACAAAAGGTCGCCTAAAACCGTTGGAATTATCCCGAATGATGTGAGGTATTACCGAGGTCGCTGTATTGGCTCCTACGGACAGTTTTTTCTTCCTTCTTCTTTCTTGCAGGGTTTTCACGGCAACTGTCACAATAGTCCGTGGCATTGGGGCATCCAACACAGGGGTTGTCGCTTCCGAAGACGACCCATAGGACAAATCCTATCGCCAAGAACGGTGCGGCAATCACATAGGCAATCGCCTTGCAGAGCATAGTCGGTATTTTCTTCATCTTTTTCCTCCTAAAAGGTCGCCTATATCAAATAGAGCGAGTTCAAATGGGTAAATGTATGGCGGCATCCGTAGAAATGGCTCCTACGGACATTTGCCGCCATTTTTTTCATTCTTTTACTTTGGCGAAACCTGAGAACATCGCAATCCCGGCACTACCGTCCTTGCATTTATGAGGAACGTACATCGGGGGCTTCTTTACAAACGGGTTGCTCTGGTTCTTCTGTATTCCGATGAACTGCTGAACGAGCTGATGTGCCGCACTATCGTCAGGCAACTCTGCGGGTTCGCCGTACATAACGACCTTCCCGCAAAGCTGACATTTATAAGCGGCGAAATACTTTCCGCCCATTACTTCGTCCCGGTACTTCCGAAGCCGCCTCTGTCGGGGCCGTCAAGGTGCTCGACCTGAACAAACTCTACGGGCTCCGCACTTTTGAACAGGCGGAACTGACAAAGGCGTGTGCCTCTCGGAATAATCGTTTCTCTCATAGCGAGTGCCGGGAAGCCCCAAACATCACCGTCACCGCTGTAATCGTTCTCGATGACACCCATACTGTTCGTCATCAGTACGCCGAAGTTCTTAAATGCCGAGGAGCGAGGGACGATGTGAGCGTAGTATCCTTCGGGCATCTTCATCGAAACGCCGAGCGAGATAATCTTGAACTCAAACTGCTTCAGGTACACGTCTTCTGCTGTGTAGAGGTCAATCCATTCTCCGTGTACCGCAGGAACAGGACCGCCGTGCGTGTTAATCTTGATTTCCATTTGCTTCTATCCTCCAAAACTGTGATTTCTGCAAGTCTTATCTTGCGAAGAGATTGACTACTACGGAAAGCAGGAACAAAACCCCTGTCAAGCCGTAAACGGTGATGTAGTGCTTGCTTTTGCCGCCATCCACGATGCTGCCGAGACCGCATATAACAAGAATGACAAGCATAATAACCTGAAACGCTGTTACCATTATCGAACTCCTCCTTCCTTTTCGTAATCATCTTCAAAATCGTCGGGGTCAAGACCGACCAAACTGAACAAAGCTCGTTCTACTTTCGGAAATCTCGGCAGTACATAGTCTGCGAGAAATCCGCATACACCGAGAACCGTGCAGAAGCCTCCGATATAGAGGACTGCCAAAATCATATCTCCTACCAAATCGGGTGCCATATCAGTTCTCCTCCTTAATTCCGAGGGTGTTACGAACGGCCGCATCACTTCTGCCTCGGATAATTCTTTTCGCCGCCTTCTTGCCGAGCACGGTAATTCTGTCCCAGCCGGGAACCTTGAAGCAATACGCTGTGCGTACAGTTCCGTTGCCGTCCTTGACCTTCCAAGTGTTGCACTCGATGCCGTCAAGCATTTCCTTTTCGGTGTCGTGTGTCATCACGTATCGGTAGGTCTTGATTTCATCCTCTGTCAGCCACTCAGGTTTTGCGGGCAACATCTCATAGAGCTCAATCATCTTCTTAATCTGCGAGATGACATCTCCGGCCCAAAGGTTCTTCGGGTTTCGGTTGCCGTTTCCGATGTAATACTCGCAGTCCTGTCTCAGTCTGTCGAGCAAGCCGTACTCAAACGTGTAATCATTCTGCATCTTTCTTTTCCTCCTTGATTACAGGCGTATTGAACTTCCTTATACGGATAACACCTTTGATTGTTCGGTCGTCGTCAAGCAGCTTCTTAAAGAACTGGATTTCAAGGTTCTCGTAGTCTCCGTTGGCGAGGATTTCAAGCACCCTTTCGATGCCTTCCTGTAAATCGTGCTCTGTCATTCTTTCTCCTCCGTTTCTGCTAACTTTAAGCCGTATCGGGTGAGGACCTGACCCAAGAGCCAGTCCGCCTTTTCCTCGGCAAGCAGTTCTGCTGTTTCTGCCGCTTTCTTTGACCTGCGGGTTACTTCCTTCAGGAGCACCTTGTTTCCTTTGCCGAGCACCTGCGTAAAGGTGCGATACTCTCTGCCGTCTGCGAGGCTGTGTGTTTCAACCTTGACGGGCGTACAGTACAGGTAGTATCCACGGCGTTCGGTGTCTCCGTTGTACCAGTTGGAGCCGCCCTCGGAATAACCAGTTTCAAGGCAAATCGAGTTCTCTCCGTCTTCTGTCGGTACGAGTGCTATGTACTTCTTCATCTATGCGACCTCCTTATCAATCGTAATCAATGGGTTCTTCCCAATTTTCAGGCGGGTTCAGGGCTTGACCGAACAGGTTGTACCATTGTCCGCACTTAGGACATTGGCAAGCACCCATATACTCGTCGTAGAGTCTTATTCTTTCGCCGCATCCGCAAGTGCCTTTGGCATCTTCCTTGTATCTCCACTTGCGGTCGATAACCTTGTTATAACGGGCGAACTTTTCCGGGTGAGCCAAAGCAAATTCGTAATTCGGTCTGTTGCAATCTGTCAAAATCGGCTCTCCGTCCGGGGTGCAAGGAAAGCAAAATCCGTTGCCGTATCCGTCGTCGAACACCAATTCCTTTTCGGTCTTTTCGACCCATTCGGACGGCTTGTAATCTGCAATCATTTTGTTACCTCCTATCAGTTGAACATCGCATCGTACTGTTCCTGAGTCTCGGTTCTGTCGTGAACCGCTACCGCACCGTAGATGCCGACCATTCTGCTAAATCTGCTGTCGCTCGATGCTGCAAAAGCACCACCAGACATCCAACCAACACATCCGCTCGGACAAGGGGCGTAGGGTTCGAGGTATCCGCACCACTCACCGCCTAACATACGTTCGTGGAAGACCACAAGGTTTTCGGGCGGGTTGTTTTCGTCGATTTCGATGTACCCTTCATCGCATACAACCAAGAGTTCGTTAAACCTTTCTGTGATGCCCCCGTTGGAGCACTCCTTGTATAACGGGTTCTTGTAAACGGAAATTCTTAATGCTTTCATAACTTCAAATCCTTTCGGTTTTTCGTGTATTTGTTTACCGTAACTTTATCTTACTTTACCAAACGGTAAAAGTCAATAGTTTTGCAGATATTTTTTCAAATATTTTCAGAAAATATTTGTTTTCGTTTATAAATGAACGCCAAAACAGTCAGGGCGGAAACGGGGCGGATTTAGGGCGTTTTTGGGCTGTTTGCGGGACTTTGTTTTTCAGGTAGGAAAGTGTAAGAGGAAACGGTTATCTTTGATTTGCGGAGGTTTTGCAGGATTTGGCGGTGTATTTTGCCGGAAAATAAAAAAACACCCCTCCAACTCAGCCGAAGCCAAGCCAGAGGGGTGTCCGTGTTTATAAGCGTTATTCAGTTTTACGAGGTGCGAGGGTGCAACTCCCGAACAACGCTACATTATCGTGCCGGAGGTCGTAGCACGGTAACGCCGTTAAGAGTCGGCAGTCTCGCCGGATGCCTGTGTATCAGTAGTGCCTTCTGTGTCGCCCTGCGTGACGGGAGGTTCGATATACGCCTTAATATTCGCATTATCTTCCCATTTCTTCTTTGCCATAGCAAGTGCATCTTCTACCCATTTCTGCAAGGTGTCGGCAGTAATGAAGGTCTTAATAACAACGGGCAGTTTCGGGTAAATCTCGGTGATAACCTGAGCGAGCTTCAATGCACCCGTACCGGAACCGAGGTTCTTCTCGGCATCGGTTACGAGAGAGAAAAGCATACTCATAACAACGGATTTGTTACCCTTGAAAATTGCTACAACGATTACGGCAATCGCCGCAATTACGAGCGTGATGATGTCCCAATGGGACAAGAAAAAGTTGATGACATTCATCGTTAATTTCCTCCGAAATTCTTATTTTTCGTGCTGTTCACAAGGGAACGGACAACTGTTGCAGTCTTGCTCATTCGGGTTACAGTCCTTGCCGTCCCATTGAACGAGCGAGGCAATCCAAATAACAACCGTGCCCGCTCCGAGTAGTATCAAAGCGAGGTTTGCTATCGCTTCAAGCATTTTAATTCATCTCCTTCAGGTGCTTGCGGAGATAATCGGACCTGCGTTGGAAAATTCGTCTAAAATCAGTCGTATTCGTGCCGCAAGTTCGTTTTGACCCGTTGACTGTAATTCCTGCATAACGGCAGCGAGACTTTCGAGCATAGCATCGCCTTCTGTCAGGCTGAAAATATATACTCCGTAGTCGAAATTCTCGGACACCTGAAAACTGAGCAGGGCGGGGTCGGTAATGGCAATTTCAACGAGTTCGCCTTCGTAGTAACCGGGCTTAACATCTGCCATAATGCAGTAGTATCCTTCTTCGCCGACTGAGATGCCAACCACGATGTTTTCAACAACGTCGTTTTCGTTATCAGCAGGGGTGGAAGTGTTATCCGAAGTAGCGGTTTCGTTATTGTCGGGGGCTTCTGTGTTATCAACGGCAGGAGTCGTGCCGCAAGCCGTTAAGAGCACGAGAATGAGAGCCAAGAGCAAGGAAAGCAGTTTCTTCATACGCTCACCTTACGCTTTCTTCAGGATATTGGGACTTACCCAACCCTGACGAGCTCCGCCCTTGGTGTAGGCAACACCGATGTAGTACGGATACACCTTGCTTGATACAAGGTCGCAGACATACATCGTAGCATTTTCCTTTGAGAAGGACCTGCCCGTGCCTTTGCCTGTGTAGTAAACCGTACCGTTTACGATGACCTTATCGCCAATGGCGAAGGTGCGAGGGGCAGAGGTTGCCGTGTTCGCAGCCGTGCCGGATGCGTTGCTTCCGGGTATCTTGATTTTCTGCCCGACACTAATCTTGTTCGGGTTGCTGATACCGTTATAGGAAGCGAGCTTCTGGTAGGTCGTACCGTACTTCCTTGCGATTGCAGACAGAGTATCACCGCTCTTAACCGTGTAAACGGTCTCGGCGGGTGCAGTCTCCGGCTTTGCGGTCGTTCCGCTCTGTGCGGAAGATGTCTTGCCGGGGATTTTGATTTTCTGTCCTACACGGATGACATTCGGATTTGCAATGCCGTTGTACTCGGCAAGTTTCTGGTATGTCGTGCCGTATTTTGCGGCAATACCGGAGAGGGTATCTCCCGCAACTACCGTATAGACAACCTCACCGTCGTTCGAGGTCGAGGGAGCGGTCGTTCCTGAAGGTGCGGCGGAAGCAAACTTATCGTAATACTTCTGTCCGTACTTCGCTCTGGCAGACTGAACCGAGGTTCCCTGATTTGCAGGTCTCTCGAAATTCAAAAGAACGCTATTCGAGGCTTCAAGCACCGACTTAGCGTTCTTCAAAGTATTCCAGACTGATTTGTAGGACTCGCTCAACTCTTTAACAAGGAACTCCAACTGCATCGTCAGGTCGCCGATGGACTTCTTCTTGGACTGAGCATACTCCAAGAGTTTCTGCTTTCTGCTCCAATAGGTCCATTGAGCCAAACCGTATCCTGCGGCATCCTTTACGAAATTGCCGTAGGAGCCGTTGTCAACTGCGGCCGTGTATGTAGCATCGGTGTAGCCGAGCGATTTCTCGTAGGAGTTCTGCAAATTGTTCGACCTCAATGCCGACTCAGCGTTCAGGTTTCCCATAAGACCTGCCACACCAAAGGCGTTGCCAATCTTATTCATCAGGAAGTCCCAAATGGTCTTTGCATCAGCATCGGAGCCCGTGCTTGCCGTTCCCGTTACGGATGCAGAAGGAGTGTTCTGCTCGGCAGCAGTCGAGCCAAAGGACTTCGTGCCTTCGAGGTACGGGCGAGGGTCAACCCATTCGCCGTTGATTTTGATACCGAAATGCAGGTGATTTCCGGTGCTGTTTCCGGTCGTACCCATATAACCGATAACGGTTCCTGCCTTTACAGTATCGCCCTTATTCACGGTAACAGAGCCCTTTCGCATATGATAATACACGGTCTGTACTCCGTTGCCGTGGTCGATTGTAACGTAGTTACCTGTTGACGGCGAAGAGCCGCCGCAGGTATTCAGCATCGCCGTAACTTTGCCGTCAGCGAAAGCCACGATGTAGTCGCAAGCGTACGCCTTGCCAATCAGGTCGATGCCGTTGTGCATAGATGTCTTTCCGTTCATCGTTCTCATACCGAACGGAGAGGTCATATAATGCACCTTTTCCTTAAAAACGGACTGTTTTGCTTTGATTGTAACATAGCCCATTTACATTACCTCCGTTTCGTGTTCGCCGCCGTTCATAGCGGCTTTTTCCTTCTCGTCGTAGTATCTACGGTCTTCCAGTTCAACCTTTCGGTCTCTATTCTTGTCTTTGTTCGTCTTTATCCAACCCATAACACCGCACTCGCCGCCGAGGACCGCAAACACGCAGGTCACAAGCGTATCGGGTATCGTGCCATAGTTCTTGAACAAATCAATCATAACAATCGTAAAGGTGAGCAGAGTAATTCCGATGATAACAAGTATCAGGTTCATTGTGCCGAAACGGGACAGAAAAGATTTCTTCTGTCCCGAAGCGGCAGGGGTGGTGGTCTGTTTTCTTTTCTTCGGGTTCTTTCTCTTGGTGTTGGCAACACAGAGAATAACTGCGACAAGAGAGGCAGCCCCGGAAAGAAAGCAAACGAGACCTGTGATTATAACAGTAATCGCTGACAATTAAATCCTCTCCTTCGCTTACTGTTTAAGAGGCAATTCATCGACTGCCTCGATTATCACATCCGCATCGCCGTTGCCATTGAGACGGTTGTGATAGACTTTGTGCATTTTGTGAAGCAACATCTTTTCCTCAATCGTGATTTCACCACGTTCGATGTATCTCTCGCCAAGGTACAAGATGCGGTCAAGCAGAATAAATTTAACGCCGTCCTTCAAGGCACTCATATCCCTTTCGATACTGTCGAAATGTTTTTTATCCTCTTCGGCAATGCGTTTTTCTTCCGCTTCGAGCTTCTTAACGGTTGTTTGCAGTTGCTTTGTTACGTCGCCTTTTTCGAGTTCACGGTCTTCCTGCTTGGCTTTTCTGTTTCTTCGCCAAGTCAGGTATTCACGGATACCCTCAACTATCGCAACAAATACACCACCGGAAAGAAGCCCTGTAAGAATTATTGGCAATAAGTCATCCATCTCCAAACTCCTTTCCGCAGTTTTGTGCCAATAAAGAACGGAGCCCGTCATCAATACGACCGGACTCCGTTTCAATGGTACGACACTTTTCCGCAAAACTTTCTTTTACTGCTTCATCAACAGTCATCTGTTCGTCAATAAAGACGAACAGTTCCCGAATGATACGGGATTGTTCTTCGTTCACCGCACAGAGACGGTCAATAATTTCTAACGTATTCACGCCTCAATGCTCCTCTCCCGTGGGTTTACTTCTCGTCGGTAACGAGTTCTTCCAGACCGCTCTCAATCAGGATTTCACGAACCTGCTCTTTAAGCAGACGAGGCACCTGGTCGAAAGTCTTTTTGCCAAGAATAATCTTCTGAGCCCATAACATAGCCATCATCTCTCCGCCCTCCTTTCCAAAGAAAATTCGGAAAATTAAACGCCTAATCATAGACAATCTCCGACATTTCAAGCAGACATCCTTCGAGGAAATCGTTTCTTTCGGTCTGCTCCTGAAGAGCCGCCTCCAAGTCCACGATTTTTCTACGCATCTCTGCAACCGACATAACCGTTTCTTCTGGTTCAGTCGGTTCTTCTTCCTGCTCCGTGTCATCAGGTTCGGGTTCAACGGGGTCGGGTTCGACCACCTCTGTACCTTCATCGAGCATCGCACGGATTGACAAATATTCGTCGTGGGTAATTTCTACCGCTTCGACGGTTTCGTATGTTCCTGCCGCTTCATCAACAGGGTTGAGCCAAGCGACACGCCATACTACACTCTGGTCCGAGGACTGGATAAAGTTCGCTTCCGAAATATCACAGCCGAGCAGAACTCTGTTCTTTTTCTGCCATTTGAGGAACACGAAGTTCGCATCAATGACAACGCCATTCGATATGACCTTGTAGTAATTCACGCTACTATACCTCCTGTTTTGTATCTGTTAAACAAACTGTTGTAAAACGCCAACAGTCTCTTCCGGGAACGGTATGTTTTTGCGTTCTTCTTGGCATTTCCGTACCAAGAGAAGAACGACCGAAACACATCATCGAGTGTCATCAGCCCTCGAAGGACGAGGCCGTGAAACTTCTTCAATTTTCGCCGCATACGGATAATTCCCGAACGGGCAATCCGCTTTATAATTCGTCCCGTTTTGGTAACTACATAGCGGATTTTCAGGAACATAAAACCTCTTGTCGATTTTGTTATCCTTGTCTTTTTCTCATTCAGGACAAGACCTAATTTCTTGGCTATCTCACGAATGAGAACAAGCAAATCTTTCAAGAACTCCTTGCTTTCGTGCAGAATGATGCCGTCATCCATATACCGAATGTAGCACTTCGCACCGCACTTGTCCTTAACCAGATGGTCGAGGTCGTTCGGAACAGCCAAAGCGAAGTCCTGAGACTCCTGACTGCCGAGCGTTGCTCCGCACAACTCGTTATTGGCAAGGGCTATCAGCTTACGTTCTCGCTCTTCCGGGTCCGTAATCTCCAAAAAGTCCTGCTCCTGATACATTTTCATACAGTACATTATCAGCAACCTCAAACGGTCTTCGATACCTTCCTTTATGAGAATGTCGTTGCAGACTCTATGCGAGATGCTGTCAAAGAAACCGGAGAAATCATAGGTCAAGGCATAGAACTCAGGACCGACCTTGCGTACCATTCTTTCGAGGTGGCAAGCCATTCTACGTCTTGCGTGGTCTATGCCTTTTCCTTTCGTGCTTGCCGGATTGTCGTAAATGAGGGTGGGCTGAGTAACAGGCGTGATGCAATGGTCGCACAAAGCACCCTGAACCACACGGGTATCTATCAAAACACCCTGAACCTGCCGAACCTTACCACGCTCCACGACAGTCATTTTTCTAACCGTCTTGTTGACGGCCATTTCTCCTGAAAGCAAACTGTGTTTGGTTCTGTAAATCTTGACGATTGCGTACTGCAAATACTTTTGAACGCTTCCTTTCCATTCCACGCCGTCCCGTCTTTTCAGCAAGGACTTGTGCATAGTCTGGTTAGAAATGACCTTTTCAAAGCATCCGTACTCCGCAAGCATAGCCGCTCTCTTTTCGGCCTTCCTTGCCTTGTCACGAGCAATTCTTGCCGCTTTTCTTTCCTGATTGTTCATAAGATGAAGTTCGCCTCCGTTCGTCCTGTTGCTGTAGGTATCGTCTGTCTTACAGGCATTGGGACCGGGAATTAAACGAGGCTGACGATAAACACCTCGCAATGCAAGAAGCGTCCTCCCGCCCAAACCGAATATACAGGCGTGCATATCTCTCCTTACCGCAGGAGAGCCGTTAATTTACCGAGCTTTCGCTCGGAGGGTTATATTCTCCTTCTCATTATTTCGACTGTTTCACTCTTATACATAGTTACTTTAATAACGAGAGTCGAGGGCACACGCCATTGCTGTTGGTGGCGTTGTTGCCGTTGTTGTTCACGTTGCCGTTGTTGTTCACATTGCAGAAGTTCGTGGAGTTCGTCACGGAAGCACCACGAAGCCAGAAGTTAGTCGCAGCAACCCAATGACAGAATATCACCCATATATACAAACCCTTATTTCAGGGACTTGTATCGTGCCTTGTCAGCCTTGCGGAGACCTTCGAGCAAGCGAAGCTCCTCGTCAAGCAAGCCCGCCCACTCATCCATTATCCTCTCGCTGTAATCCATAAGGTTCCACAGAGCAAGCATTGGTCTTTGCATAGCGTTCAAGCTGTCGATTGCGTTCTTCAGCTTTTCGTCACGCTTTTCCGCCTCCGCTTTCGTCTGCGGTATCGTATGGTTCGCATCTACCACCCAATACAGAGCCGTGTCTGCCATATCGACAATTTGAGCACAGAGCGTATCCCTGCAATACTTCGGTGCGTGACCGATTTTCTCGTAGGTGTACTTATGCAATTCCGACATCTTCTGCAAAAACAAGATAGTCTGGAACTTTCTTCGTGGCAATGCGTAAAACATCGGACTGTACTCCTTTCTTGTGATACCGTAAATCAAAGCAACCTCACGGTTGAGCAGGTCGATGAACACCTGCATACCGCCCTCGGTGGCATCCAATACATTGAACGCCGCATACAAGGGCTTCTGCAATTCCTTCAGGCATTTCAGGGCTTCGTTGAAAAACATTTCTCGCCTTGCTCTGCCTTTTTCGGTATTGCCGTTCTGCTCATTCGCATAAATGAGTGCCGTGTACGCTCTGTTGGCTGTGTTATACAGCTTCGGGTTGATGTAGCGTTGGTAACGAGCCGGGACTGAGTTCAGCCGTTCGTACAACTGCTTGCAGAACCGTCGCATATTGTGCTCGAACTCGCCGTATGCGATTTTTCGTTTCCTTGCGTGGACTGACATAGATATTTTCCTTTCTTCCTCCTTTTATCTGCCCCGACTTACGCAGGGCAGATATGGAGGGTTGGCGGCATACGCCTTTTAGATTGAGAAGCGAGGGCACACGCCACGGCTGTCGGTGGCGTAGTAGCCGCCGTAGTTCACGGTGCCGGAGTAGCGCACATAGCAGAAGGCCGCGGAGGACGTCACGGAAGCACCACGAAGCCAGAAGTGAGTCGCAGCAACCCAAGCGTTGTTGTACCTCAAATAACCTCTGCTTGACTCGGAAGTATTTATCCACACGTCGCCGTCTTCAACATTGTTGCTCGACGTTAATGTGGGGTCTGTTGACGAGGTGAATATCTGGTATCCGTCTCTCGGCAACTTATCCGGTCCGCACCACTTAATTCTGGTCGTGTTGTTCGTAAAGAATGTTACCCATTTACCTTCATAAACCCACGGCTCTGCGTTGTTGCCCTGCATTTCGTTGTAAGAAGGTATCCACACCTTCGCAACGGCAGTTTGAATATCCGAAGCCGTGCCGTCAACGTATTCGTTGAAGGAAATTGTCGTATCCTTCATAAAGTTACGCCATACCTGCGGGAAAGCACCGAACATTCTGTTTTGCAACCAAGTAAACAGAGGCATCGCATCGAAGCCTCCTGCGTTGGAGTTCGTCGTATTCATCTGCTTCGTTCTTTCGAGAAGCGATGCACAGATGAAGTCGATAGCGGTCGAAGTAATCGTGCTTTCAGCCGTGTTATACAAGCCGAAGCCGCCGACCTCAAACTGGTAGGTCTCTCTCGGCCAAGAAACGAGCTCACGGCAGTTGGTGTCGCCCAAATCTCCGTGCCATACACGGCAGGAGTAGAGCGTACCCTTGGCGTAGTTGCCATAGGAGCCACCGTCAGTCTTCGTAGCACCGAGAACCATATAGCAGTCGCTCACGGTGTCGATGCTCTTGGTGAGTTCTTGGAAGCCGATAGACGTGCTATCCACCTTGGAGGAGTAAATGCGAACATTTCTGTCTCCTGCGAGGTGGCGGATAACCATAATCTCACGCTTCGTCGTAGCACCGCTGTTGTAGGAGTTCGTGCTCCATTGTACCGAAGGACCGCTATTGTACTTCACCTTGAAGCCCATATAGCCGTCTTCCTGCATACAGCAGACCATTGTACCCTCGCTTGTGGTGTCGTCGTACTTACAGTCAACAACTACCGTCCAAGCATCAGCAATGCCGTTTTTGAGCAACTGTACCTCGGTGTCGATGTGAGTCTGTCCGTCAAAGTATGTCGGCTGACTTACGAGGTCAGTATAAGGAACATTCGTGAAAGCAGGGTCAAAGCCCAAGGTGATTGCCACACGGTCCTTCAGGGAGAAAATCTCCTGAACCTTGTCTTTGTTCTTGGCAAGGGCGTAAATCTGTGCCGGGGTCAAGGTGGATACATCAATCGGATTTGTGTCGTCCTGCTGTACCAACTCTCCACGTTGCCAAATAGCCCATACTTCCATATCGGACTGAACAAAGCCCGTGCTCTTGTCCCAACCTTCAAACAGGTAGTAAACCGCATCCGCTTCCTCTTCGGTTCTTGTCGGTGTTTCACCGCTGTAAACCGCTTCGGAGCCGTAGTCAACGACCTGTGTATCGAGCACCACGCCGAGAGTGGAAATCCATTGTACCGTGTACTGTCTCGGCGTTTCATCGTACTCGGCCGTGATTTCGGTCGTGGCGATAATCGAGGACAGCGACTTGTTCCAACCATTGTAGGTGTAAACAGTCGATACGCTGCTTTCTCTCGTAGGTGTCGGGATTGCTCCTGTCTCAACAGGGTCAGGAGCGTTCTGGTTTCTATCTACGTAGCAGGTGTAAAGAACCGTGCCGTCGTAGTTCTTGAATGTTACGAGGTAGTTCAGGGTCAACGAGCCGTAGGAAATAGTAAGACCGGGAGACCAAGCATCCATATATTCCTGCAAGTCGCTCTGTTTTACAACAGGCACGTAAACCGTACCTGTCAATACAGACTGTTCGAGGTTATGGTCGCTTTCGTCAAGACCTGCCGCCGCTTCCATTCTTTCAAGAACATCGGAGTTCGAGGTCGTGAGTATCCAGTCGATGCCGAGAATACGAACTCTCGTCAATCCTGTTGCCTGAGTAACGATGTCGAGGGTGTCGATTGTCGGGCAGTCCTCAACTCTAATCGTTCTCAAATTTGCATATCCTTCAAATGTCAGGTCAGTAAGTGCCTTCAAGGAACGAGCGGAGATACTGGCTACATCAGGGATATGTGCGGTAACAATCTTTCCGCCCGGTGCGAACGATACACCTGTGATGCCGGAACCCTCTGCCTCCAACGTAGCGAGTGCGTGGCAGTTCGTCAGGTCGAGGGACTGCGAGATGTTCGGGCAGTTCTGGATGTCAAGCGTTTCGAGCAAGACATTGTTACCAAGTGTGATTGAGGTTGCGTTGGTGTTGCTGTATCCTTCCGTTCCGTCACCGAACTTCAGGTTGCGGAGCTTGATTGCAGAAGAGATGTTGAAGTAACCAACGTAAAGCGGAGCAAGGTCGCCGACATCCTGAATGTTCGATGCACCGTAGAGGTAAATCTCGGTGTCGTTCAGGGTGTCAATCGGGCAAGTAATCGGGTATGCCGTACCACGCTTCGCTCTTACTTTTGCCTGACCGGAGCCAGACTTGATGACGATATACATATCTGCATAAGGCGTAACCGTGATGATGTCGCTCGGAGCCACGCCGCCCCATACCTGCGGGGTATAAGCACGGAACGTAATCGTATCGGAGGTAGCGACAGAGCCAACGTATTTCGTTGCAATGTACTTCTCCTGATAGGTCTCAAATTGTCGTCTCTGGTCTGCCTTTGTGCCGTAGAGCATTTCAAGGTAGCCGTCATCCGCAAGGTTGACGTAAGGCATAATGTACTTCTTCCACATATCCTCAATAATCAACGCTTCGGGACGTGCGGACTGGTATTCGGTGAACTTCGCCAAAATACGCTCTGCCTTCCAAGCATCCTTCGACTCCAATTCCTTATACATCGCCTGAAGGTCATCGAACATAAGGTCACGGACGTTACACCACAGAACCGACTGCGATGCGTTGAAAACGTCCTTCTGTCCGATTGTGTCGGTATCTTCCATACCGTAGGTAAGAGTCAAGCCGCCTTCGTTGTCGTTTCCGTCCGCAGTATCGTTATCGTAGTCCTTCGTAAAGTCCCAATGAATGAGGTCGTGCGTAGAAACAAAGACGTTCTTGGCACGGTTATCAACCATTGAGTGTCTTTCGGTGAACAGATAGTGGAACAGAACAGAGTCCTTAACGAAGTAATCTTCAAACTCTGCTACGAATTTCGCCGCACGGTAAGCGGCAGAGTCGGTATCAAAAGACTTGTCGCCATAAGTAACCGTTTCGCCGAGAGCGGCGTTTGTTGCCGCAGTTCTATCGGTAGATACAACCCAAGACAGAACCCTCTGCCAAGCGGTCTTCATCTCTTCGGTAGGACTCTTCGGGTAACGGAACTCAAAACTGCCTTCGCCGTCCCACAATTCTGCGGTAAGGTCGTCGGACTTGAACAAGCATTGATTATTCGTGTTGTTCAGGATTTCCACACAGCATTGGTTCGGGTTGCCACCCTGACCGAATACAGCAAAGTTTTTCTTGGAGTTGTTCATATCACCGCAACCGTAGAAAATCGTCTCTCCGGGCTTAACGGTAATCGAGCTAACAACCACGTCTTCCGTGCCGCTATTCGTAAAGAATACCGCACACGGCTGTCCTTCGACTGTATCTCTAACCTTCGGGTTAGCCTCTCTCGCAGGGTTGATATACGGCTGAAAACTGTTGTATTCATCCGCCATAATGACGTTGTTTGCGTTCTCGGACGAAGCAACATTCAGTTTGATGTTGAAGTAGTTTACGCCGATGCTGTTGGCAGTCATCGAGTAGTAGTCGGTGTGCGTTGCCTCTTCGTCTTGGAACGTAAAGCCGTTCAAAAATTCAAGGTCGAGGTTATAAGCCGCCGCACCGTACTGCATAGACGACGTACCCTGTGCCTTCATAATAACGCCGTCCGAGGTGAAGCAGTGGAGCTTGCCTCCTGCCTTGTAGGTATGAGTAACCCTCGTCGTAACCTTGTCATCTTTGCCGCTCGTCATCTTCGTTGCTTCAAGCTGAAGAATACGGAGATTAGGACGGGCAGTAGCCAACTTTTGAATGTCAATAGAGCCATTCTGGTCGTAGATGTCGTTACGCTTATAACGGTTCACCATTTCCTCTGCATCGGGAGCATCTGCAATCCAGTTATCGTGGATTTCGTACTTTGTCAGGTCGTTTTCATACGCCTTGATACGATAAATCCACACGTCGCAGTCGTTCGAGCCGATTGTCAAGGGTGCAGGAGTGCCCTGCGTGAAGCTGTCGCCGTCTTTTGCGTAGATTGCAACTCTGGACGGGATGCCTTCAAGCCAAATCATCATCGCCCTGTCTTTGCTGTCAGGTTCGATGTTTACGTCCAGTTCAATGAAGCTGTCCTCACAATAAGGAACCTCCATTGTAGTATTCAGCGATTTTACAACCGCTCTCTGTGCTTTGAGTGTTACGCCGATGCCGTCGCTCATACAGGAGGCGATTTCAGCATCGTAGTTGCGGCAGTTGGTCGCCTTGAACACGAATTTGAGCTCCTTACCGTTCGCTCTCGCATCATCAGCAAACAAACTGCGGTCGAAGGTTACGCTCGTGCCGCACTTGACACAGAAATAGGTGTTGCCGTCCGCATCGGTCTGGAAACCACCATTGGTCCAGTCGAAGTTCGGGGAGAATGTCAAGGGGTGATTGACTCCCGCTCCGTCTGTGTAGCCGAACTGCGTTTTATCTGTGTCGTTGTTGGTCTTGCCGACAGGGTTCAGGTCGAGAACAAGACCAGTTGTAATCGGAGCAACGGTGATACCGATGTCCTCGACTACGAGGGAAATCGTCTTGACGGTATCTCCACAGGTGATAGTCAGCGTATCGGTTCCTGCCGTCATCGGCTTATAGTTCCAATACTGAACTGTTCTGTCAACCGTCAAATTAGAAACCTCCTCGCCGTTGATTGCAAGAACAACGTCCGAGGTAAGCGTTTCAGGGCTATATACGATATACGGGATAGAGATTGTGCTGTACTGTACCGCTTTTCCGGTAAAGGAACAAGCGATAATCGGCGTTGTTACGCCTTCCTCAGCCCAAATAACATCGTAGGTCAACGTGTTCGATGTAACATCTACGCCATCAACCGTTGCGGTGGAGTACACCACGAGCTTATGAGCACCGTGAGACTGTCCGGGGATAGTCTGTGTCTGCTGACGGTTCGATGCCGTAACAAGCGAGGTAGCGACTTCCGTACCGTCAATCTTGAAGTGTATCGTCTTCTCGATGTTATTGCCGATAGGAGTATAACGGAAAAGCAAATCTCCCGTGTAAATTGCGGTAGCATCGAAGGTGGAACTGATAGACAATGCTACGGCGTTGACCGTCCAAGTCTTCAGGCCGTACATATCTTCTTCGTTCGTAACCTTGACCTTGACCTTGTTCGTTCCTTCTGCGAGATACGGACCTACATCAATCGTGTGGTTGCCCTGTTCGATGTTTCTCTGGATAACCACCGTGTTATTGACGTACAGTTCGAGCGTACCGCTGCTGTTGGTGAACTCGCCTGATGTGTCGTAATCGTAGAAGCTAAACGAGATGTTTACGGGTTCTCCGTGAGCGATAGTCAGCGAAGAAGCACCCGTCAGGTTTTCGAGCTTAACCACGGAGCCGGAGGAAGAACCTCCGCCACCGCCGCCGATGAAGCAAGGAGCAACAACGTCCTCGCCTTCAAGGTAGATGTGCAGATAACCTGTTTCTTGGTCGTAGGAAATTTCATCGAAAGCAAGACCACCGCTTTCGATTGCAATGTCTGTCGAGGTTTCATCCCAAAAGGTAACACGGATACCTTCGTCAGTAGCATCAACGCTCTTAACGAGGTTGACATACATATCTTCGATACCCTGAACGGTCTGGTAGCCCTCATTGACACCGTTCTTTCTTAACGCCGCAATAAGAGCAGCCAAAGTCACTCTTCTCAGCGACTCGACCTCAGCACCTTCCGAGCCCTCTTTTTGCGTAACAAGAACACTCGCCGCATCCTTTACGGACTCGGCTATTTCTTGTTCCGTGACTCTTTTTGTTGCCATATACTGACCTCCTTATATCATTCTTTAACGGAACGCTATGTAGCGATACGTCATTCCCGAAGTGTTCGTGTAAACCGAATAACTCGAAGCATAGTTGACGTAAAATCCGTTCGTGGTAATCATCAATGCGGTATGAGTGTTGCTCCACGATGTTTCGTGCGAAGCGGCCGTACATTCAACCGACCTGTTACCCATAGAACCTACTGCCATACCGCCGTAGTTGCCGCTGTTGTTTGCCATTCGGCCCTGACCGTCAACAACGATAACGGCCTTCGGGGTGAACGGAAGCGAAATCAATCGCTTCGATGCTCCGTTTCCGGTGTATGTTCCGAACTCAGGGACCGAGAAGTGCGTACCGAGCAAACTAACCAAATCGGACATAGTCGAAACGCCTGTGCCGCCACGGGCTACGCTCAAAACGCCCGATGTCAAATCGTTCGTGCTGTGCTTGTGGGAAGAATAAGCCGCACCTGTTTCGCTTGCAACAACCCAATGGGGATTGCTCACGTTGTTCAGGTGTACGACCAACTCTTTTGCAAGAGAGGTCAACTTTTTCATAATGACTTCCATTGTGTCCTCGTCTTTGGGAACGAGGTCAATCAAGCCGTTGTCGATAGGGTTGCCTTCTTCGTCGTATTCGGTGGTATCGGTCCAACCGTCGTCATATCTGCCTCTGTATGTTCCGTCGAACATATCAATCGTCGGTGTCTGGTGGTCTGTGTCAACATTCGGCACGTTGCCGAGCCCGACCTGTTCAGCCGTTACAGAGTGGGGATTGTGGATATTGTTCGTATGCTGTAACAGTTCCGCTTTCGTGGCTGTCAGCGTACTTTCTGCGATAATCGCCGTTACGTCCTGCGTTGTGCCGACATAAACGCTGACCTTTTCAATGGTCTCAAAGGCGTAGTCCGCAGCGGCCGGGATAACAGCCGCTTCATCGTCGGGAACATAGGCATAAGCGAACAGTATCTTATTTAACACATTGTCGGGGTCCTGTGCGTAGATGCCAGTCTCGGTCGCTCTAAAACGGGTCTCCACGTCGGCATTGTTGAGAACGCCTGTCAGGGTTACGAACTCCGCACCCTCGGCTCTCTCTATCGTGTTAATCGGTATTTCTTCCAACGGGTTCGACAGCTCGTTTGCTTTATCTCCTGCATCGGCTCCGTTTCCGAGAACGATAGCGGTAAACACGGGAGAGGGACCTCCTTCGAGGCAATGAAGCAAGAGGTCAACACCGTTAGGGGTAAGACTTAATTTCATTTCTTTGCTCCTCCTATTCAATTAGCCAAGCACCGATTTCATCCACAAGGATTGTGTCGGTTTCATCGGCGAGATATGTGTACGGCTCCATAACAGGTACGTTGCAACCGATGGTCGATTGGCAAGACCTTTGCAGAGCAAAACCAACGTAGATGTTGGCTTCTTCCGATTTGTGCATCCTCATATACATACCAACACCGCCCGCTCTCACGAACGGGATACCGATTGCTTGGTCTGCGAGGTCTTTTCCTGCATCGAAGTCAAAAATCATCGTTGCCGGATATTCGGGGTCTTCCGTGTATTTCAAAGGCGGTCCGTCCCAAAACATTCCGATTGCCTTCATAATGTCGTAGTAGGTACAGTCGCAGGTGTT